TCGCACCTCGACATATCTCTAATTACAACTTTGTAAAATACGCTAACGTAACATGGTCGAAATAGAGAAATCAAAACTCAACAGGAAGCAAATCGCCTGGTTGGTACGTTTATCTCCTGGGAGGATCACCCAGTTGCGTGATGCCGGCATAATACACGCCAATCCTGACGGGTCATATCCTCTTGAGGCTGCGCGTGAATACTGGAAATTCAAAGAAGACGAAGGAAAATCAGACGTTCCTGTTTTAGAAGAGCTTGACCGTGAAAGACTCCGCAAACTTAAACGTGAGAACGACATCGAAGAGGGCCTTGTTGCTCCAGTTTCCTTGCTCACAGATGCTCTACAGAAATCTGGGTCAATTATTATTGCAAACCTTGAAAGTCTCCCCCTTATCATGAAACGAAATTGGCCAGAGATCACCGGAGATCAAATAACCATGGTTAAAAAGTCAATTGCAGAGTGCAGAAACGCTATAACAGACATGGAAGTTGATGTCGAATGACCGCAAATTCACCGGAAATATCTCTAAATAGGAGGGAACAGCTTAACAACGCCATAAGTGTTGGGGTTGCATTGTACCGGGCAGAAATCCCCCTCAGAGGCTCTGAATGGGCAGATGAACATTTTTATCTGTCCCCTGAATCATCAGGAACGGAAGGCCGGTGGAAGTGCTACCCGTACCAGGTAGGCCCGCTCAACTGGATGACTTCTGACGATATTGAGGAAGTCAACGGGATGAAGTCCCGCCGTGTTGGTTATACAAAAATGCTCCTCGCGGCGTGTGGTTGCTTAATTCACCAGAAGCGACGTAACGTGGCAACCTGGCAGCCAACAGACGGAGATGCTCACGACTTCAGCACCGACGAGGTTGATACCTTCCTCCGCGACGTCCCCGTGCTTGGCGAAATGCTCAAGTGCGAGGTTGGCGCAAAGAGCAAATTCAACACCTTGGAGAAAAAGGTTTTCAGTGGTGCAACCTGGGATATCAAAGGGGGAAAGAGCGCGCGTAATTTCCGGCGCATGTCAAAAGATGTAGCGACCTATGATGAACTGGCGGCATTTGATCAAGATATTGACGGCGAGGGGTCTGCTTTGGAACTTGGTGATGGCAGGCTTGACCAGGCTCCTTTTCCAAAGTCGATCAGGGGAAGCACACCCAAGACGAAGGGCCTTTGCCAGATCGAGGCAGCGGTTGAATCATCGGACATGATTTTCTATCGGTACGTGCGTTGCCCTCACTGTGGAACACTCCAGCGTCTTGAGTTTGCAAATCTGAAATGGGAGAATGAGGACCCGGTAACAGCTTATTTTGCGTGTACCGCTAATGGTTGTGTGATGTTTTATCGTGATTATGCGGGTATGGACAAGACCGGACGTTGGCAGACCATCGACGGGTATTGGTACGAAGACGAAAGCGACCGTTTTTTCGATGCAGAGGACCATCCAATTGAGAAGCCCAGGCGTGTAGGATGGAAAATTTGGGCTGCATATTCGTACCTTCGCCCCTGGTCATGGCTGGTCGATAAGTGGCTCCAGGCTACCAAAGAGGCCGCAACCGGGAAAGTAACCTCGCTCAAGGCTGTCATCAATACCATCCTTGGGCAGACTTGGGAGGAAAAAGGCGAGGCTATTGCAGCTGGCAGCCTTTCTGACCGTGGGGAGGCATACCTTGTGTATGGGACCATCCCTAAAGAAGTTTTGGCGATTACAGCTGGTGGTGATGTCCAGGGCGGGTTGAATGCTCGCGTTGAGGTTGAGATCGTTGGCCATGGCCTTGAAGGTGAAACCTGGTCACTTGGGTATGAAGTAATCCCTGGAGAGGCTGAAGACCCGGAAACCTGGGACAAGGTTGACACTGTTCTCTCCAGGAGCTTTGTCCGCGAGGACGGCGCTCCGATGAAGATTGATGCAGCATTCATTGACTCTGGATATATGGCCCACCATGTCTACCGATTCACTGGAAAACGGAGACGCCGCAAGATATACGCAACCAAGGGAGTGAACACCGGCACCCTGTGTAACAAGGGCTCATGGCATGGAGACAAAAAGAAAGGTGGCCGGGCGATCCTACGGACCATGAATGTCGATGATGCTAAGACTATCATTTTCAACCGGCTCAGAATCAAGAAACCAGGGCCTGGATATTGCCATTTCCCGGATCATTACCAGGAAAGCCACTTCATCAAACTCACTAATGAGGAAAAACGTGAGAAGCGGAACAAAAAGGGGCTTCTCATTGGCTATGAGTGGGAGAAAAAAGGCCCTAATGAGCCGCTTGATTGCCGGGCTTATGCAATCGGTGCTTTCGAGTTTTTGGCGCTGAACCTGGGCAAGCGAAAGCTGCGCCTTGAACGGTTGGCTAGGGACTCTCCCCCAATAACAGAAGCGTTAACTGAGGTTGTTGAGGTCGTTGAAGAGATAGAACCGCTTGACGCTCCAATTGACGAGGTTGTGGTAAAACGCCAGCAAGCCTTGAAGAAGAGAAAACGCAAATACGGGGGCTTTGTAAACAGTTGGAGACGATAATTATCAGCGGTGCGCAAAACATCGGCAAAGCCGCAGGAATCAGCTGGAAAAATCTTCCCTGGTATATCAAGGAAAAAGGGCTTCCAGCTTTTCAGATCGACAACAAAGGACCATATATGGCGATACCTGACGACTTGAGGGTATGGGCCATTAAAATGAGAGACGAAAACCTCGTCAACCGCTAATTTTTTCCTTAAAAAATAAATTTTTAAGCAAAAACAGCATTATAAAATGACGATTAACGTCTATTTCCTTCCATAGCTAAAACAGCGTTTAAAGTGCAACCTGAAAGAACTTAATCAGGTGATGCATGGCATACACGCAGGTCCTTACAGAAATTCCATCAAAGATCACAGCGGGAACATCCGTTTCATGGTTGTCCGTTCTTGGCGACTATCCGGCAAGTGAAGGATGGACACTTACCTACACCCTTATTTCGACTTCCGCGCAGATTTCTTTCGCCTCATCCGCTGATGGAGATTCTCACCTGATAGAAATTCCATACACCACAACCCAAGCATGGGGGGCGGGCGAATATGCCTGGCAAGGCCATGTAAGCAACGGAACAGAACGGTATCAAGTTGACTCAGGTCTGGTGGAGATCGTTGTCGATTATGCCACAGAGACAACCGGGGCAGATACCCGCACCTGGTTGGATAAGGCTATTGATGCGCTTGAGGCTGCAATCGAGGGGAGAGCAAACAAAACACAGCTTGTTCAATCACTTCCTAATGGATTGCAAATCCAGCACATGAAATTATCTGAGCAGATTGACGCATTAAATGAATTAAAGCGTATGAAAGCGGCTGCATCCGGAAAGTGGCGACGAACCATCAGCTCGAGGTTTAGGAATTGAGCGCTCCCGTCTTGTACAACGCCAATGGGCGACCAATATCTCTAAAAACTGCAAGCGGTAAAGCGCGCGGTCAGGCGCGGGCGTTCATGTCCGGATTCGTTGGGGCCCACGACCCAAACCTCTCTGATTGGGTTTCACTTCCGCTGGACATCAACACAATTCTCCGCAATGACCTGCAAAAACTGCGGGCTCGGTCTCGGGATTTAGCTAGAAATGATGACACCTGCCGTCGCTTCTTAGCCATTGTGAAGCAGAATGTTCTAGGGCACGCTGGAATCATCCTTCAGGCAAAAAACAAACTGGCGAACGGAAAACCAGATACCCGCTGGAACGGAGAAATTGAGCGAGAATGGAAACTGTTCAATCAAAAGCGTCGCTTTCGTGGCCAATCTGTCGCTCCCAGTGCTTGCGGCCAACTCACTGGGAGAGAACTTGCATGGTTGAGCCTGTGGACACGGGTTATCGATGGCGAGTGCTTTATTCAGATTTTACGTGGCTACCCGCACAATAAGCACCGCTTTGCTATCCGTTTTCTCAACCCTGACCTACTTGATAGTGCGTATTGCATCGAGCATGAAAACGGCAACAGGGTGGAGATGGGGATTGAATTTGACGAGTTTGACCGTCCAGTCGCTTACCACTTTTCCAAGCAGCACCCAAACAAGAAATTCACTAGCAAGAATCAGCGTCGTGTCCGTATTCCGGCAAGCCAGATAATCCACATTTTTCGCCATGAGTATGTGGGACAGATCCGTGGAATCCCTGATTTTGCAGCGGTCATGCATAAGACTAAAATGCTCAATGGTGTGCATGAGGCGATTGTAGTTGGTTGGCGTGTCGCTGCGGCAAAAATGGGATTTTTCACGACCCGTGACTCGGAACTGTTGAACAATGATGACTTTGAGTTTGATGACAACGGATTTGACCCAAGCGAGATAGAGGCAACGCCGGGAACATTTGACATGATCCCTGACGGTCTCGACCTCAAGCTCTTTAACCCTGAATACCCAACTAGCACATACGAGAGCGGTCACAAAGTTTTCATGCAGCAATTGGCCAACGGGTTGAACGTGTCAAGCCCGACGCTCTCTAACAATTACGGAGATGTGAATTATAGCAGTCTTCGCCAGGCCCTTTTGGAAGACCGGGAAGGGTGGCGGTGCATACAGGCTGAAATTATTGATGGGTGGTATCAGCCCCTTTTTGACGATTGGTATGACTGGAACGTAAACATCACGGGTCTGATCAAAGTTGCTGAATCGAAGCGTGACCTTGACCCGGTTATTGCCTGGCAACCTCGTGGATGGCCATGGGTTGACCCTCTCAAAGAGGTCAATGCCCAGGTCAAGGCTATCGACGCCAACCTGCGTACCCGCCAGTCTATCATCGCTG